CCAGTTACCCCAAAACCCCCGCACGGCCCCGGACACTTCTCCCGACACGCCATAGGCTACGCCACCATCGGGGCGTCCATGATTGATGTCCTGACCGAGAAAATGACCAGCCAGTGGCCAACAGACCGCAAAGGCTGGGTGATTCTCGGGCTTCAGACCGTGGGGGCTGGCTTGGCCACGCTCATCGCCTACCGCACCGCTTCGTCAGTCAACCCTCAGCCACAACCACGGTCCCCAAAACCCAATGAAGTCCTCCCGCAAGCTCAATGACATAGCCAACGCCGGTATCCTGGCGCTCTGTTCAATCGCCGTCATGGCCGTCCTCGCCCTGTCCAGCGGGTGCCTCTCCACCCAAGTGGCCAACGACGTGGCCGATGCCACCTACGTGGCCGGCCGCACCTTCGCCGGGATCGAGCTGACGAAGGGCGCCAGCGTCGCCGGGGTCCAAGCCTTTGCCGCCAACCTTACCGCCGTCCTGAAGGCTGGGGCGGTCACGCCCTATCAGGCGGGTCAACTGAATGCTCAGGGCCAGCTCGTCCTGGGGACGGCCGCGGCCGGCGGATCATCGTCCACAGCCTTGACCACCGTGGGCAATGAGATCGACGCCCTTGTACAGGCGGGGCTGGGCAGCAGCACCACGGTGAACGCCTTCACCTCTGTGGCCATAGGGGACCTCCAAAACTTCAGCAAGGGGCTGACGGACGGGATTGCCTACTACCAGGGCCAGCAATCGATCCTGAACGGCACAGGGACAACGACCACGACGACTATCAATCCGCCGGTTGCAGTCCCGTGAACTGGGGCCTGGCGGTCAATCTCCTGGTCGGCGCCCTGGCCCTCGTAGGCATCTGTGCCGTGGCCTTCGTGGGCCTCTTGTGGTGGCTTGGGCGGGAAGCTGACGACGAATGAGCTTCACCCCGCTCCAGGCCGTCCAGCTAGTCGCCCGCGCCTATGATCCGGCGCTCATGGCTGACGGGACATTGCCCGACCTGACCGGCCTGGGCTTCAAGGCGGTGGTCGACCTGTGGGCAGACGACGCCAACGGCCCCGCCTGCTTCGGCTTCCTGGCCGTTCCGCTGGTCGGCGCCGGCCAGATCATCGTCTCCCGGGGCACCCAAACGCGGGTGGAATGGCTGGAAGACGGGGAGATTGAACTGGTGGCAAGCCCCTGGAAGGGCGGCGTAGGGCTCGTGCACCGGGGTTTCTCTGCACTTACGGCCACTTTGGGCTTCGGGAGGGGTCTATCTAGCCTATGGACGGAGATCGGCCCGTTAAACCAGTTGGCGGTGGCTGGGCACAGCCTGGGGGCGGCGGATGTGCGGCAGCTTTCCATGCGCCTGGGGCATGCGGACCAGATATTCACCTGGGGGGAGCCAAGGAGCTGCGATTCGGACTCGGCTGGATACGCTCTCACCTGCGCCGGTCAGACCCGCCGGGCCGTCAACCCCAGGGACCTGGTGCCCAAGGTGCCGGACTTCGACCTCCTGCGCCCCCTCGATCCGTACAACCACGTAGGGCCAGCCCTGGAGTTGACCCCGTGGGGCAATCCGTTGGACACTTCGGAATGCCACAGCATCGACCTTTACGTGGCGGCGGAGGTGGCTTTGGCCGCTGGGGCGAACCCCACAGGACCTACCCCATGAGTGACCACGACATCGAGGCCCTGGTGGAGCGGGTGGTGAAGAACGAGCGCCGCAGGGGCGGCGGGGTGACTTGGTGGGACCGGATCATGGTCATGGCCATCATCGCCGGGGCTCACGCCTTTATCCCGTCAGTCGATCACTCCGCGATGGCAGACTTGAACACCAAGATTGCCGTCATGGAGGCCCACATCGAGACAGTGGTTGGCCAACTCGCCGACCACGAGGGGCGGCTGCGGGTCATCGAGGCGAAGCCAACGAAGGGGTGAGGTTTACAGTGGATATAACCTCGTTGCCGAACACATCCCATCCGGGTTCGGGATTGCGGCAAAACAACTCGACCTTCGGCACGTCCCCCATGAGGGCTTCGATGCGGCGGTAGGTCTCCCTGGGCTTTGCGCTGTGGCGGTCTATCGGGGCGTAAATGAGCTGGTGGACGCCGCCAGACATGCGCTTCGGCTTCCCGCGCAACCCGAGTAAACAAAGCTCCGCGTTGGATCGTGTCCACCTACCCATTCCCCAAAAAGCGTCCACCTCGTCCTCTGGAATCAATAGGGTTTGCCCAATCTGAAAGTTGCGGTTGGCCTTTATCCACACGAAGGCGCAGGTGCGGTACTCGAAGCCCCAGGCACGTATGACCTCCAAGCCCTCAGCCAACTTTGGGAAGGTGGCCCACATGAAAAGGGCAGCATCATCGGCGGCCAGCGCAGCCACAGGCATGGCCGCGATGTCAGCGTGGGCCATTGTCGGGTAGTGGCGCAGAGCCCCCCCCCCGTTCAAGGCTCGGATCTTGGTACTGCCAAGGAGGGTCCGCGTAGATCACGCCAAACTGTGTTTTCATGGCAGCACCCTTTGCTCGCTCCAGGTTCGGGAATACCTGTCCTCTTTCCAGACCAGTATCCACCAGACATCCGGCCATGCCCGCGCTGCCACCTTGAGGTTCTCAAAGCCGCCCCGGAACACCTTGGGGCCTTTGACCTCGAACGCCCATTCCGTCCCGTTGACGATAGTGGTGAAGTCCGGCTTGTACCAGATGCCGCGCGCCAGCTCGTACCGCTTGGCTTGGGGCCGGAGCTTGATGTCGGGATGGACGGCGGTGTGGTAGGCGAGGAAATCAGTCTCCAGCTTATTGAGGAGCGGCTTCTGGGACTGCCGCAGCCGGCGCCTTGGCTTCAAAGGAATGCCCACCACGGCGGCAACCAAAGGAGGCAACGGCGGACCATCCGGGCGCAGGTGAGCGACCTGGGGGTTATCCCGCCAGAAACGCTCCTGCTGGGCTGGTGTCAGTTTGGAGAGGATTCTCTCCAGGTCGGTGGGGGCAAGGCGGGTCATTCGGTTGGGTGCTCTTTCAAGCGTTGTTGGATGGCGATATTGAGGGCCATCTCCCGAGCTGCGCGCAAGTGGCGGCATCGGCGGGAAGGCGGAAGGCTGTGGGTGTCGCGGATCAATGGCCAGCACACGGTCTGCCAGCGCCGGCAGGCGCACTCCCCGCAGCCTCCCCATGCGGCGATGTCAACTCGGTGCCACTGGCCTGGCTCGGACTTCGAGGCCACCTCGAAGGTAGTGGGCTCGCCCGGGATGGGCCGGACGATGGCCACCTGGGGCTCTGTTGGCCGCGGCGCCGGCCTCATGGGTGTCCCTGGGCCAGGATGGCGAGCACCTTGGATCGCTCCTTGGAGGTCATGGTCTGCCAGCTTTCCCAGTAAAGGGGCGTGCCCTCGATCAGGTAGGAGCACTCCGGCCAGATTACCAGGATGCGCTCACGCCATCCCACCGGCTCCTGGGCGACGGCCTCCGGGGTTGCTTGGCGCCCGGTGGACCTGGCGATGTAGATGTCCACCTTGGCCAGCCAGCGAAGGAAGCGGGCGCGCGACGGGATGATATTCTTGGACTTGAAGTGGATTTTGCACTTCCTGGCCTCCTCGAGGATGTCGATGCCGGCCAGGTCTTGGTCCTTGGCTAGATCATCGTACCACTGGTCGTCCGTCAGTCCTTTACCGAGCACGTTGACCCTGCGCGGGGCTGCCGGCGGTCGGGTCTTGTCGATCACCTCATTGGCGATCTTCACCCACTCCTCTTCCGTCAGCTTGCCGGAGGGTGTGCTGGCCCGAGCAGCGGCCAGGGCATCGTACAGTTTTTTTCCTATGGTCATCGGCGCAGGCGGTCGATTTCAGCGGCAACGAGAGCCCCCACGATAGCGAGCTGGCGCACCACGTCGGGCTTTGGTTTCCACGAGGCCGTCTCGAACGGCCAAGACGGGGGCGGCGACATACAGGGCTGACCGCGGTGTACCCGCGCGGCCAGCTCATGCAGATAGCAACGAGCGGCCGACGCCAGCTCGCCCTCCGCGTGCTGGTCGTCGTGTTGGGGGGTCCAACCTTCCTGGTGCACCTGGCGCTGGCGCTCCTCTGCGATAAACTCTATTCCTGTTTTCATGTTTAAAAGATGCCGCGGGATACCCGCCGCGGCGCGGGGTCAGAGGGACTCACCCCTCACTTCGCCATCGTCGGCGGCTTGGCGCTTGAGCGTCTCCTCGATGCGGTAGTCCACGCCATCCTTGCGGTAGTAGCGGTGGCCGTCCTCATCGGTGGGCAGCTCGTCGCGGTGCTTCACGATCAGGTCCCGTAGGTCCCGCTTCGCAGCGATCTCTCCAGGCGATGCGTTGCACCGCTTCTCCTTCTTGCGTTCGTAGGCGTCCACCGCCTTGTCGATCTCGGGGATCGACAGCGCGGCCACGCCACGGGCTCCCCCCAGGGGCAGCTCGGTGGTCTTGGGTTTTCTCTTAGCCATGTGGTTGGTCTTTCGTTGGCCCGGCGGGATTGCCGGGAAGGTAGTGAGTGCGGCGCTGGCGCAGCATCTCGTCCGCGTGCTCCCACGCCAGCGTGGCGCGGCAACTGTTATCCTTGGTATACAAGGTGCCGTGGGGATTTGCTTCTGCCGCGATAATGCCCGTCAGAGAAGCGGCGGCGAAGTAGTCACGTAGGGTCATGCCAGGCTCCTCCCACATATCCACGGTGCCGGTGTGCGGGTTGGTTTGCCGTTGTACAGGGAAGGCCGGCCCTCCGTCTGCGATTACGGGACCGCTCATATCGCGGAGGGCTCGTGCCGGTTGCGGATTTGCCAGCAGCGCAGGAGGTGTTTGAAAAACTCCCACTCACTGGCGAGGGTGGCCCCATCGTGCCAGGCGATCTCAACGCGGCCGGGCTCGGTGGTGGACACAAACACGTTGGCTCCGCGGTCCATCCCGGACGGCGGGACCTTGTAGTGCGCGGTGTGGTAGGCGGCGATCTGGGTGGCCTGCCCGTCATAGGCATCCATCGCCAGGCCGGGGATGGACTTGCGGCTCTTGAAGTCCAGGATGCCGCGCAGACCCTCCCGGGTGTGAAAGGCCAAGTCGGTGGTGCCAGCGTAGCCCAGCTCCTCGTGGACCAGGCGCAGCTCGTGGCCGTCGATCTCGATGCCGTGCTCCTTGAGCAGCGCCGGCACGTTGCGGATATACGGCTCCAGGTCTGCATCGTAGGGCAGGCCCCCGAACAGCTTTTCGATGCCGGCGTGGATGCGCGTCCCCAAGTCGGCCGCATCCGTCACCTGCTGCATGGACTCTTTGCGGATGATCTCGCAGAACGATTTGTCATCCCCAGGGAAGGCGCGGCCGGCGGCGATCAGCCGGCGAACGGCGAGCGCGGCCTGGTCCATCTTCCATTTGGTGAGCTGGGGCTTGTCCAGGATGTCCAAGACAGTCGTAACCGAAGGCAACCAGCCGTTTTCGCGGGCGTCCTTGATGGTGGTGGGGCGCATCCGTCCAGTGGACTTGCCCATGATTTCGTGCCGGGAGGCGCCCGAGCGGTCGTAGTAGTGCGACATGGCTATTTCTTCGCCTCCTTGAGCAGTTCGATGAGCTTGTCCGCCATACGCACCGTCGCCCGCTTGCGTTCGGCGGCGGAAGCGTCGGAAGTGTCGTAAGCGGCGGAAGCGGCGGAAGCGTCGGAAGTGTCGTAAGCGGCGTAAGCGGCGGAAGCGTCGGAAGCGGCGTAAGCGGCGTAAGCGGCGGAAGCGTCGTAAGCGGCGTAAGCGGCGGAAGTGTCGTAAGCGGCGTAAGCGGCGGAAGCGGCGGAAGCGGCGTAAGCGTCGGAAGCGGCGTAAGCGTCGGAAGCGGCGGAAGCGGCGGAAGCGGCGTAAGCGGCGGAAGCGTCGGAAGCGGCGGAACGAGCGCTTTCCCATTCGCTGGGCGTCGGCTTATCGCCTCCAGCCCATCTCTGGTAAAGCGCCCCCACGGTCTTGATGGATGCGATGGTGGCCTCTCGCTTGGCGAACTTCAAAACCCCATGCTTAGGGTCCAGCAGCAGCCAGAGGGCGAACTTGGACCAGATCAATGACAGGTCGGCGCCCACAGGGATGGCCTTGAGGAATCGCTCCGGCCATGCGCGGGCGTTGGTTACGTCCAGTCGCTCGAACAGCCGGTCCTCCAGCAGCGCCAGAACCCGCGGGACGCCGATCTCGCTCTCGTAGGCGTAGTGGTCCGATCCGTGGATCGTGCAACCGACAGCGCAGCCTTTGCCGTCCTGCCAGTAGCCGTATCCCTGAACGAGCTGATCCGTTTTGCGGTGGTTGGTGACGCGGGTGAGGTACTTTTTCTTGATGGCGCTCTGACCGTGAAAGGCGCGGAGCGAGGTGATGGTATCGGTACTCATGTGATGATGTGGTTGGGTGGGTTGTTCAAAAAGACACTTCTTCTCCGGCGGGCGGCACAGCTCCGGTCTCCAGATCGCGGGCCGCGGCGATGATCTCGGCGGCCACGGTCTTGATGTCCTTGCGGAGTTCCGTGAGCTCAACGGGAATGGCCTCCAGGTGGACGCCATCCTTAGATTGCACCAGGCGTCCGAAGTTGGCGTTATGGATCAGGATGTCCACGGCAGCCTTGACGGCCATGCCAACCGTTTGGCCATTGATGACCGGATGCGGGGCACGCTCGGCTGGAGCACCGCCGCGGGTGTCATCCTTCGGCTTGCCCGAGTTGTCGGCGGGTGGCGCAGCCGCTGGGCGATTGGCCCCGGCGGTGATGACGTGGACCTCCGACTTCTTGGACAGGGCGATTTGGAGGTCCCCATCGTATTGCGTCAGGCGGTTGCCGCTGCCGCCCACCTCGATCGTGTCCCCGATCTTAAACCGCGGGGCGGTCCAAACGGTCATGGCCACGGTCAGGTGGGCCTGGGTGGTGTCCTCGATCACGCAGGGCCAGTAGTCCTTGCCCCCGCGGGTTTGTTTCTTCGTCACCGATTGGACGCGCCCGACCAGGTTGTTGACCCAGGCCGGGGTGGATTCGTCGCCAGGGGGCATTTCAAGCACCTGGGCGACACTCATTTGTTCGTCTTTACTCATGTTGGATTTGGGATGGTGGTTTCTGAAATGGTGGAGTGGCCGTCCTCGTCCTGGCGGGACGAGCCGTGGCGCTCGTGGAGGTCCCCGAGCATCTTGTCCAGCTCGGCGTCACTCATGCGGGTCCGGTGGTCGAACCAGGAGGAGGTTTCAATCTGGGCAGCCCGGCGCGCGGCGCGGTTGCCGTGGCCTCTGGCCTCCTGGGCCTCCATGCTGGCGCGGAAGGCCAGGAGAACCGCCGCCCGCTTGTTCCACAGGCGATTCGCGAAGCCGAAGGCGTAGGCGTCATGGATTTGGACCATGATGGGATCGTAGCGGAAGGACTCGGGCACTCGCGCCAGGATGGTTCCGACCTCCAGAGAGGCCGGGCACCTGGCCGGCGGGTGTGCGGGCGGCGCGGCGTGCATCTCCTCCACCCGCCAGTCGGCTGGTGTGGACTGAGTGAGCACCCACGCCTGGGCCACGGACTTAAACTCCTTGGGCAAGGCGCGTTGGCCGGACCTGTGGACCGGCACGTATAGGGTCATGGGTTTCACTTGACAGATGTGGTTGGCGCGGAACAGTGGGGGCGGACGGTGAAAGCCGGCCGTGTTATCGCCGCTTTCCGGGCTTGCCTGGGGGCGGCGATTTTTCGTCAGCGGGAGGCGCCACCGGCACCACCTGGTTGAGAGCCGGGTCGAAGTCATGCGACCGGGCAAACTCAATCAGGCGGTCCAGGAGGACGCCCGCGGAGGCCCCGAGTCGCCGCCAGTAGCGGAACGTCTCGTAGTTCTCCGGGGTGATGGCCGGGCCGTTATTGATGCGCTTGCGGCTGGTGTCTGCCGCCACGGCGGGCGCGGCTGGAGGATTGGAGTCGGTTGTCATGGTTATTTGCGGATGAAGTTGGCCTTGATGGCGTGCAGGCGCAGGATGAAGCTGATGGGCCACGCCAGGGCGCGGACCACGAAACTGACCAGGAGCGGGACCGGGCCGAACCAGGGCGAGCCGCCCAGGAGGTTGTCCCAGATTTCGCACAGGCCCGACCAGACAATGCCGATGGTGAGGTAGTCCTTCATGGCGCATCGCCCTCCGGCGACTCAGCCGGCAGGCTCATGTCCTCTTTCCAGACCGCGAAGGCATGGGGATCGAAGTCCGAAAGCATCTCAGCCATTCCGGCCTGCACGGCAGGCCCGTTAACGGAAATGCGGATGTCGTAGTCGCCCAGGTCGGCCTCCTCCAGAGTCACCGAGACCTTGCCGGTGGTGAGAATCTCCGCAGTGAAACGAAGGCCGACCGAGAGCACCAGGTCATACTGCGGCCGCAGCGCGTCAGTCAGGTCAGTGGTCTCCTGGGTCTGCCGACCATCCGGCAAATGAAAGACTGTTACATCGACGGTCATGCGGTGGCCTTCGTTGCGGGTTTGCGGGTGGATCGGAGCAGGCGACGGCGCTCTTTTCGCTCCGCGATGGCCTTCTTCTTGGCCCGGGCCTTGTCCAGCCTGCCGGCGTTCACGCGCGCCATGAAGGCATAGCGGTACACGTCGAATAGGCTGACGGTCTCGGGCCGGCGGGTGCCGTGTGGCCGCAGAACCAGGAGGTCCCCCACTTCAAGGGAGGCCACCAGGCGCTTGCCACCATCCGGTCCCCAGAAGTCAGTGAGAGCTCCGCGGGTGACGCGGTGAATGGGTTTTTCGAGGTTAGTCATGAAAAAAAGGGGAAGGGGCGCCCCCACGAGCGAGGCGCCCCCAACACGGTTAGTTCAACCCGAACGTGTTTGCCGGGATCGAGGCGACCTTTCCCCCGATGGTCTCCAGCTCGATGGCGCGGTCATAATTGACCGCGGTGTTGGCCAGGGAGGTAACGGCGTTGACGAGACCCCACTGGGACACGTCAGCTCCGGCGATGAGGTTGGCCATGACGCCCTTGCGCTCATCCTCCGCCAGGTCGTACCGCTTGGCGACCAGCTCCACGGCCTTCTCGGGGTCCTGGAGCCGCACCTGGGCGATGCCCTGGAGCTTGCGAACCATGTTGTCCAGGCTGGCCTGGCTGACGGCGGCGGTGATGACATCGCGCGCCTGGTTCCAGATCGCGGCGTCGGTCAGGCGGCGGGTCTCCTCGCGGAGAACCGACTGATCGCCCTCGAAGCCACGGCCCAGGTGAACCGCCCGGAAGCCGGGGAGGTCCTCGGCCGGCATGATGAGCCCGTTGGTGCAGACCAGGCGGTAAACGAGGAGCTGAATCGACAGCGCCCCGGAGCCCACCTCGCTGTTGGACACCACCAGGCCGAGCTGAACCGCATCGCCGCGCTTCACCTCCGCCGTGATCTTGTCCGTCACGAGCTGCATGTAGAGCCTGGTCTCCGTGACCTGGCTGGAGGCCGCCCGCAGCCCGGTGTTAGTCAGGGGCGGGACCAGGGCGGTCATCAGGTCGTAGTTGTCCAGTGGCTTGTAACCGTTGGACAGGAAGGCCCGGCCCGTGGACGCGGCGCCATCCGCTTCTCTGAAGGTGCGGATGAACCGGCGATCCTGGCCGCTAGCCAGCCAGTGGTTGACGTTCTCGCGGAGCAGCTCGGGGGCCTCCGCCATCATGCGGTTGTAGTATTTGACCGGCACCCCGAGCTTCTCGGCCATCTGCCCGTGCATGAGCTGCTGGGGCGCGATGTCGAGCTGGGTGGTCGTTTTTCCTCCGATGGTGCGGAGATGGAGCTGCTCGTCCATTTCGAGGACGGCTTGGCTGACGCGGAAATCCTGCGCGCGCTCTTTCTGCGCGCTGACTTCCACCGCGAGTTCCTGGATCGTCTTTCCTTGGATCATTGGGTTTTCGCGGTCGGGAAAAACCTCCAGAGCCCAAGTGCGGGCGTTGCCCAAATGCGCCGGATATGGCGCCCTTGACTGGTGACTGTCCTGACCGTGTTGGCGGTAAGTTGCGGTAGGGTGCGCCCGCAGTCAAGCGCATATTTTCATTTTTCTTCGTTGCCTGTTCCGCGCGACCTAGGAAGGTTGTGGCTGTAAGGGGTATATCGGGGATGCGCCACAGGCGCGATCTTCAGACCGCCGGTTGCTTCCAGGAATGGCACCGGCGGTTTTTTCTTGCACCTCACCAATGACCGTCGCAAACCGTCAATCGCCATCCTGGCCCGGCCCGTGTGCTCCGGGATAACAAACACGAACCTGCCCCACGGCCCACGAAGCCGCCAGGAGAGCGAAGCGAGAGGCGTCTGTTGTACCGTGGAGCAGCCCGGTAGCTCGTCAGGCTCATAACCTGAAGGCCGCTGGTTCAAATCCAGCCGGTGCACCAGACCCCTCTCGCAATCGGTGCCGGGCGCGTTGAACGCGAAGGACGGCTCCGGTGAGATCGCGGAGCGGCGAGTTGACAGGAGGCTGACCCGAGCGGTAATGCGCGAGAGGCGCTGTCTAACGGTCGGAATAAAAACCTTCCGGAATGTAGCCGTAAACCGCGATCTCTCCCGAGCCTTCCCTATTCCTACCCGGGCAAAACAGCGTGGCCGCAAGGCCAGTGATGACCGGAACAAGGCGGTGTGCGTGAGCGCCACCCGAGCCGCCCCGGTGAATGGGCAACCCAGCTCCCCAGTCCAAAAGCCGCTAAGGCTCCCTCACCCCGTAATGGGTGAGTTGTCGGGACCCGCTGAGACCCGAACCAAAATCCGCTGGGCTCCAGAGGCGTGGAACAGGGCTTGACTCCGGGGCGTGAAGCGTTCCACGCTGCCCTCAAGCGATAAAAAGGGGCGCTTCAATCGTCCCTTCCCTGGGGTCGGTAATCCCGGCCCCGGGGTTTAAGCCCCAACCACCACCGAAATGACCAGCGAGGAGAGAACCAAGGCTCTGAACGATCCGGAGTGTTTTTGGGCGTTGCCGGTCGAGCCGCCGCCCTGGGAGGGTGGAGATGCGGGGATCACGCCGATTGAATCAAGGCACCAGCCTTGCGGATTCAGCCGCGGCGGGGTGAGGTGGGTGGCTATCGAGACGGACAAGGGCCTTCGGAGGCAACGGACATGACACGCGGAAAATTCCTTGGCCTCCTGGGCGCCCTGCCGTTCGTGGGCTCGCTGGTCGGGAAGGCGTCGGCACCCCCGGCGAAGGCGGGAACCTGGGACCCCAGCATGACGGAGTTGCCGAGCCTGGAGTGGATCGACAAAAACCTCTGGCTCGCGCTGGACCAGGCCCAGGCCGAACGCGGAGAGGTCAGCAGCGTCACCCAGACCTGGGTCGCTCGCCCCGACCGCTGCCACGCCTGGGAGTTGGCCACCACCGTCGTATTCGAGGGACGCCCCGCGCTCTGCTGTCGCAACCTCTGGGACCAGGAGCCCGACGAGGACATCCGCCACCAGCTCAAACTTGACGCCATCCACCAGGCCCGGCGCTACTGGGCCAAGCGCGACAAGTGGCAGAGGAAGGCCCGCGAGGCTCTCGCCCGCGGGATCGCATCCACATGACACCCCGCACCAAAAAAGATCGCGGCCCAGGCTGGAGGCAGGAATGGAAGCGCCTGCCGGAGCGCTGCGACTCCTGGGCGCTCCTCACCTGGATCAAGCTGCCCCGCCGGCCGGAGCTGGCCTTCAGCGATCTGTTCGACACCGAGCCCACGAAGCACGACCGCCTCCTCAACGTCGGCCATTGCGCCACCGTCGCGGAAAGGGCGTGGCTGCGAATCGCCCCCCGCACCACAAAGCCATGAGGCGCCCCACAGCCAAGGAGCTGGCCTTCGCCAAGGCCACCGTGGACGGTTCTCCCCCCTCCCAAGCCTACAGAATCGCCTATCACACACAAAAATGTAGCGCCCATGTAGTCTCTGTGGCAGCCCAGGGGATTCTCAACCGTCCTGTAGTCGTCGCGGAGATAGCCAGGCTCCGGGCTCTCGCCGAGACGCCCAAGACTCTCAGCCGTCAGCGCAAGCGGGAGCTGCTCGCCAAACAGATCGAGGACGAGATCACCCAGAAGGGGCAGGCTTTGGCCGCTGCGGACATCCACCGGGCGTTGGAGATCGACAACCGAATGGCTGGCCACAACGAGCCGGACCCCATCAAGATCGAGGGGCTGGGCTCGCTCTTGCAGAAGATTCGCAAGGAGGCGAAGAAGCCGTGAGGATCGAGGCGCTGGTCATATTCTGGGTGGTCGTAGTGCTCGGCGTCGCCTTTACCTGGTTCTTCCGACCCTACGGATGGCTCGGGCAGAAGCTCCATTTCTTCGGCGCTGCCACATATTCGCCGCCTCCGTGGCCGGAGCTGAGGCAACGCGAGCCCGACAGGGGGCCAGCGGACCCAACGCAAGGACTCTGATGCCCCAGATCACCACCAGGGAGCAGATGATCGCCCTATTGGACGCCGTGAGGCGCGGCACGTGTCCGGTCATGCGGGCCCTGGCCAAGATCGAGGAGTATTCCGAGGACTTTGCCCGCCGCAACGCCGAGGACCAGCTCCGCCGACATGGAGTTGCGGCGCAACCGCGGCCGGATATGTCCAAGAAGCTCTTTTTGCCCTGATGCCTGCTCACAGACGCAAAAAGTCCCCCGACCTATGCTCCACCAAGGGGTGCATGGAGAAACACCGCCCAGGGCAGCGGGATTGCCGCCAATGCCATGCCAAGAGGGAGAAGGCGTACCGCGCCAAGCAAGCCCTGGAGTTCCGCCGCTTGCTTGGTGGCGCTGGCCGACGCCCGATGAGTGCGGAGCTGCCCATCGGCCTCAACCCTCCGCCGGAGAACACCAAGGCCATCCCACGCCGGACTCAGGTGGCTATCCAGCTATACCCTGACGACGGGAAGCCTCGTTTCACCGTCAAGGGATCGCTCCTGGCGTTCAAACTCGCCTATGGCCCAGCCTATGAGGAGACCTTCCTTGCCGCCGGCGGGAGGTTTGCTCCCGGGCTCTCCCCAGGAAAGCGCGGGCCCCGCATCTGGTCCCGCGAGGGCATCCGCCGGATCACGCGCCTGAACCGGATTTACCTCTCGCAACCAGGCGTCCAGGAGTTCATGGAAAGCGTGATCGAGAGCCACCGCGCCGCCGCCGATCTCCTCAAGAAGCCGCTTCCTGTCCCGTGCGAGACCCCATCTCCATCTTCGCCGTAAGTCAGTCGCCCGAGCGCCCCCAGGGCTACTCCTGGATGTTCTTCGATTTCGCCGCCGGCACATGGAACGCGGACTTCGTTTCCAAAGGCGGCCAGTTCCAGACCTACGAGCGGGCCATCGCTGCGGCACAGGAGTGGTTCGCCGCCCAAAAGTGCTGGATCGTGGAACTGAAGGTCCTCCCTGACGATCCTCCCGCCGACACGGACGGCATCGTGAAATTCGAGCAATGAGCCAGGAGGGCCAGGTCACGGTCACGCAGGCTGAGGCTACGCTCATGGCTGACCCGCTTTGGCGTATCCGGAACATCTACACCATCCGGGACAAGCAAGGGCGCGTCATTCCCTTCCGGCCCAACGTGGTCCAGGAGGCCATCCTTCACGCCATCTTCGTTCTGGGACAGCGCCGGATCGTGGTCCTCAAGTCCCGCAAGCACGGCGTCTCCACCCTCTTCGAGGTGATCGGCTTCGACTTCTGCTACTTCGGTGAGCACCTGCAAATGTCGATCATCGACCTGACCCACCCGAACGCCTCCGACAAGCTGACCAAGATTTGCCGGTTCCTGTGGGAGAGTCTGGATGGCGAGATCAAGGAGAAACTCATATCCGACTCCACCACGATGATCGAGTTCGCCAATGGCTCGAACATCAACGCAGGGAAGGCGGCCCGCGGCGGCCAGAACCAAATCCTTCACATCTCGGAGTGGGGGCCAATCGCCCACGAGGACCCCGAGCGTTCCGAGGAGATCAAGACCGGCGCTCTCCCCTCCGCCGACGAGGGAATGGTCTGGGTGGAGTCCACCTTCAAGGGAGGGAAGGGCGGGGACTTCTACGAGCTGATCGTCCGGGCCCAGCAGACCCCGCCCGACCAGATGACAGCGAAGGACTTTCACTTCATGTTCTTCCCCTGGTGGCAGGACGAGAGGAACACCCTGGCCGGCGACCCCTCCTGGATTCCGGCCAAGATGAGGGCCTACCTGGACAAGCTGGAGGTCAAGATCGCCCGCAAGCTGACCGGCGGCCAGCGGGTTTGGTACTGGAAGACCGCCCTGGAGCAGGGCATTTTCATGCAGCGGGAATACCCCTCGACTGTGGAGGAGGCGTTCAACGCACCGGTGGAGGGCGCCGTATTCGGGGAGATCATGTCCGAGATCAGGGCTGAGGGCCACATCGTCCCTTTCCCGCGCGAGCGCGGCGCGCCCGTCTTCGCCGTCTGGGACATAGGCTACGACGACAGCACCAGCGTCTGGCTTTTCCAGCTAGTCGGCCGCTCTTGCCTGTGGCTCCTGCATAAGACAGTCCGCCACATGAACGCGGGCCAGGTGTACCTGGAGATTCAGAAGGCGGAAATCCCCATCGACACCTGCATCCTGCCCCACGACGGCAAAAGCCACGCGGCAGGGACCGGCACATCCTACCGCGATGAGCTGGAGAAGGCAGGGGCCTCGAACATCATCGTGGCTCCCCGGCCTGTGGGAATTGGCCCAGGGATCAATCTGCTGCGCGACCTCCTGGCGCGGTCCTGGTTCAACGAGCCGGGATGTTCCTACGGCATCTCCGCCCTGGAGAGCTACCACACCAAGGAGGTCCAGGTCGGTGGCGTCACCTCGCGCGATCCTGTCCACGACTGGTCCAGTCATCCCACCGACGCCGCGCGCGTGGCCGCCGAGGCCATTGAACAGGGACTCCTCTCGCGCACCCTCAGCCGGCCTATCTCCGCCTCCGTTCCGCGCGGGCCTGACGGCGAGGTGTTTGCCGACCTCGATCATATCCGCCAGTCCAACCGTTCCATGTTCCGACGCTCGGGGCTTGCCAAGAGCGCGGTCAGGCACCAATAGTCGCCATCGTGCCAGCCAACCCCCCCACCGACCGCATCCCCTGGCGCATTGGATACCGGATCGTTGTGGAGGTTCTGGACATCCTGGAGGTGCCTGAAAACCATCCAATCCGCGCCCAGCTCCGCGAGCTGTTCGGATACCGTAAAACATGATCTCCCCCGACGAACAGGCCGGCGGCGCAGAGCCGTCCGATCCCGACCCCAGCTCCCTCATCCCCGCCTCTGTCCAGCGTCTCGCTGTCCTGGTGGGAGTGAAGCCCGAACAACTGGAGGCCGACGTCGTAGTGAGCTTCATCGAGAAGCTCCAGGCCGGCAATAGTGCCACCCAGCCCGCCGCGGCCCAGGACACCAAGGCCCGCATCTTCATCCAGAGCCTCGCCCAGAACGGGCATTACGCCTCGCAGGCGTGGCTCTCTGCCAACCCACCGCCCAAGTGAGCATCCCGCCTGTACCCCAACAGCCAACCCACGCTCAGGCCACGGGGCTAGTCTCTGCGCCGCCAACCAAGGTGGTGCCCCCGCCCCAGGAGGAGAAACTCGGCGGATCGCGCTTTCCCAGAAAACCCGTTGCCCAGGGACAGCGGTTCAAGCGCAAGGCGATGGTTGTTACGACCAAGCACGTCGTCTGCACCCACCGCCGGATCATCACTGGCAAGCAGCCTGAAAGCGCCACCATCGAGGTCTCCCTCGCCGCCGCCGCCGCTCACGCGGTTTTCCTCCCGCTGGGCCTCACCCTGGACATCGAGCAGGTCAAACCCACCCCGGACAATGGCTCTCCCGCGACCGCCGGGGTCAACGGATTTGGCATCACCGAGATTAAGCTGTCCCTTGTCCATGCCCAGAAGGGACTCTACGCCACCAAGACCGCCACCAACGACAATGGCGAGCAGGGTGTGCGCGCCACGGCGAACGCTCTGCTCCTCGGTTTCGTGCTTCCTGACTTCCAGAAATGGCTGACGGCCTGATCCCCAGGCTGCCCGAGGAGTCTGGGGCCGCTCCCGCAGTCATCGAACGCCTGCGGGCTGCCCGCGAGGAGATCGACCGGACGTGCCGCATGACCGGCGCGGGTTACCTTCTGGTCATGTTCGTCCCCTCCACAGACATGGTGATGCGCTCTTTCGCTGGGATCGACTCGGTGGAAGAGGCCAAGGCGCTCGCCAATGAAGTCATTATCCTCATGGCCCGCCACGGCCAGAATCTGATCGAAAAGGAGAAAGCCCAAAATGCCACACCGCCCGCAGAGGCGCCAGGTCCTGTCACGGGATAGGGACGCGATCCTCAACACCGACGTCAGTAAGACGATCCAGGGACACGTCGGGCCCAACACCCAGCAGCAGTTCCGCACCATCACGGCGGTGCCGTTCTCCCTGGATGCCCTGAAGATCGCCGGGTACGAGTTCCTCCTGGTCGACCAATTCGGCAACCACTACCACAAGATGCGGGCTGTCCTCTTCGACGGGGAGATGTACGACGTGGACCAGTTCATCAAGCCCTCCATGATGATGCGCCACGGGGGTGGCCACGCTGACTTCGAGGACCGCGAGGCCAAGTTGAGGCTGCGGATCACCGAGGACCTGCTCAATGACCTGCGGGCCAACGGCGGCGTGGCCTTCGCCCGCACCAACCTGGACCTCATCAAAGCCCGCGGGCTATCCCAGGCTCCGGTGGCCATCGAGACCAAGGACATCACCCACCAGGCCAATGTTCTGGAAGACGCCCTGACATCGGCCATAGAAACCGCCAAGAAGGCCGCCGGCGAGGAGGTGGCGGCCGAGACCCCCGCGCCGGGCTTCCAGCCCGTTAAAGCACAAAAGGCGGCGGCAGAGCAGCCCCTGGGCGAGGTGATTGACTTTCCCGCCTTGACACCCACGCCCCCGCCGCCCAAAACGGGAACATGAACCTCGGCGCGCACGGTCGGCCCTCCTCGGCAAAACGGGATTGCGGCATGGCCAGCGCGATGGACGGCGTGGAGATCGGGATGCGAAAGGCATTCGACAACGCCGGCAGTTCCGAGGGACGCCCTTCTCCCATCCCGTCCCGCGAACGCACAGGCGCATTCATGGACGACGAGGCAACTAACGAGTACAAGGGAGAGTGGCACGACGCGGCCGGCCCGCGCGGGACGCCCGCCGGCGGACGCAACGAGGTTCCGCGCGCAGGACTGAGGAACGAAGGTCCCGTCTGAGGCTGGGGAGGCTCTCCCCTTTGCCCAACAACCCCATCACCAAGCGCGCGAATCGCCCCGCGCCGACCCCCACTTCCGCGAACAAGCTGGTCCGCGGCGCTCCCCTTGCCAGGGTGGTGGCTGATGTCCAGACCGTCCCCACAAGCGCCCTGCCCGCCGGGGACCTCACGCCTCCAGGTGGCGTCTATGATCCGCTTGGGTCCGCCGCGGCGGTGGCGGCCCTGATCCCAAACTACCAGTTCAGCCAGACGATCACCGGGCTGACGGGAGGAGGATCGACCAACCTGGACGGCTTCCCGGCCGGCTCGCTGGCCACCGGCTACGTGATCGACTTCATCCAGACGGGGGCTGGCCGGCGGTCCTACCAGCTCCAGGTCTCGGCCCTTACCCCTGGCCCACTGGTCGTTGCCGCTATGGGGGCGACGGGCAAGCAATGGATTTCCGTCCTATGAGCCATCCTTACACCGAGGCCCGCGCCATCTACGACCGGGAGCCCTGCGCCAGGACATTCCAGCAGGACCTCGATTTCCATTTCCGATTCGGCTTCGTCTTCTCCGCCCCGCGGTTCTTCATCATGGGGCGCCCCGTCATCAAGGGCGCGCCGCCGGCCGCCATCGTCAACCCAGCGGTTCAATTTAACGGCGAGGAGTGCGATTGCTGGCACGTTTACCTGATGGCCGGCGACCTCGCCAAAATCTGGGAAATCGTCCCCTGGCCGCTCCCCTGGTGCTCATGGGAACGAAAAAATGAATTGAGATTCACCAGATTTGCCGCCATCCGTCGCTTGGCCAGACCATGATTGCCCCGGAGCGCGCACCCCACAGGTCGTTTTTCCGACGCAAAGGAATCGGTGGCCTCGTCAACAACCTCAACCCCGTCAATGCCGTCAAAAATGTCAGTAACGGATTCAAGGAAGGCGGCGTCTCTGGCTTCCTCGATGCGAGTTCCGCCGCTGCGGGGGTCGGCAGTGAGATGGCGCCAAGCGTGGTCATCGGCTACACCAAGGCGACAATCGACCCGGGGTATAGCTACGGCTATGATCCAACACAGTGGGCCGGCGCCCAAAATCCCCTGACCATGAAGAAAACCCTTCTTGGCGCAGCCACGGGATCACCCACCTCCCTTTTCTGATGATCCGCCGCTTCGATTCCCAATGGCCGGTCCATGCCTTCCGCCGCAAAGGAGGGACGCCGGGAAACGCTACGACCTACGCGCCGCCGGCCCCCCCCACCGCCTCCAACGCCGCAGCGGTCCAGGCGGCTGCCGACGCGAAACAGAAGGCGATGGAACAGACCGGCCTGACCTCGACCATCCTGGGGGGCCAAGCCGCCTCCGCCTCGGGATCGGTCAGCGGGATGAATCTCCTGCGCCAGAATCTGACCCAGCAGCGCAACACCCTCCTGGGCGGGGGCTGATCCCATGCCGACTGTCACCGCCCCAAAGAAACAGCCATCAAAGGGCCAGGACTATGGTTCCGACAGGGACAATTTCGGCGCCGGCAAGAGCCGGGCGCAGCGGGTTATCTCCCTGTTCAACTCAATGGAGTCCGATGCGCTCAATTTTCGGACCCGTTGGCAGGAGTGCGCCAACTACATCCAGCCGCGCAAGGGCAACATCCTGACCCTCCTCTCGCCCGGGCAGCCCCAGACGATCCTCCTGTGGGACACCACAGCCGAGCAGTCGCTCATCACTTACGCGGCCGGCCTTGTCTCGTTCCTCACTCCGCCGAGCGAACGCTGGTTTCGGCTGGAGCCACAGGACGACAACGCCCCGCAGGAGTTCCGGGACTGGCTCAACGACTGCTCGGAGCGGATGGCCCAGGAGATCGGCAACTCCAATTTTTACGAGGTGTGGCACGAGGACTGCCTGGATGGGGGGTGCTTCGGATCGTCTCTCATGCGGACAGACGAGTATGCGAGCGACAGGGACAACATCCTCGGCTTCACCAATATCCCGGTGGGAAACTTCTACTGGAAGGAGGACAACCGGGGGCGAATCTCCACCATCGCCCGCAAGTGGAAATGGAGCTGCGACCAGGCCGAGGAGGAGTTTGGGGAGGATGCCCTCACACCCCAGCTCGTTCGCTGCTTCCGTTCCGCCGAGCCGTCCGACCACGCCCGCCAATTCAACTTCATCGAGCTGATCCGCCCGCGCAGGAAGGCGGACGTAAAGCACGGGCCGACGATTCCAGAGAACCGGCCCTGGGAGTGCCTTTACGTCTGCATCGAGGACAACGACATCGTGCGCGAGGACGGGTACTACGAAAACCCCTATGCCGGTTGCCGCCTGATGCGGTCCAACAACGAGTCCTATGGCCGGGGTCCCGGCACCCAGGCCATGCCCGAGATCAAGATGGTCAACCGCATGGAGGAGGACATGGCGGTAGTGATCGAGCGGATGGCCAGGCCCTCCTGGATCATGCCCGACGACACGGCCTACGATCCCGACAACCGCCCGGACGGGGTGACCTACTGGGAGGCGGCGATGGGGGCAGCCTATAAGCCCGAGCAGATTGAGATGAAGAACCGGGTGGACCTGGGTGAGACCAAGACCCAGCAGAAGCGGAAGGTCATCCAGGACTATTTCTTTGTCGATATGTTCAAGCTCCTGACCCGCGAGGAGGTGATGGAGCAGCAGAAGACCGCCTTCGAGGTCCAGCAGATGGTCAACGAGCGAATGATCCTCTTCTCCCCGATCTTCGGCCGAATCACCAAGGAGAAGCTCAACCCCACCCTTTTCCGGGTATTCGCCATCATGTTCCGAAACGGGCGATTCAAGCCCATGCCGGCCGGGCTGGACCCTCGGAGCCTGGAGTTTCAGGTCAGTTACGTCTCCAAGATCGCGCTCGCCATCAAGGCCGTGCAGAACGAAGCCCTGGCGACCGCGGTGCAGATCATCACCTCGATGATGCAGCTCGACCCATCCGTGGTATATCTCTTGAAGTGCCCGGAGGCGGCCCGCCAGGTCCTGGTCAATGCCGGCGTCCCCTCCGCCTGGCTGCGCTCGGAGTACGAGGTGAAGCAAATGTCCGCCCAGCAGCAGGCCGCTGCCCAGCGCCTCCAGTCTGCTCAGGCGGCTATGGCCGGAAGCCAGGCCATCAAGAATCTCGGCCCCACCGCCCAGGGCGGGGCCACCCAAGCCCTCTCTCAAGCTGCCTCGACCCCCGCGGCCATTCCGCGACTGTCGGGGAAGGCAGCATAACCCACCATCCCGCCATGCTCGCCAAAATCATCACAGGCTTCACCTCGGCCGGCCCCGTCCTCATTCCGGGCGCCTCCTGCAAATTCATTGCCCTGCAAAACAACGGCACCGGCACCTGGACCCTCTCTGTCGATGGCGGCGGGACATCGACCGGGAACGGGGGCACCGATCCCAGCGCCACCACCGGCTACATCCTCGCGCCCGGCGCCACGCTATTCCTCACCGCCGCCCAGTATCCCACGCTCGGGCTGCGGAGCATCGTCGGCTTCTTTGTCGGCGGCGGCACGCAGGAACTGCGGATCACGACCGACGACAAGGACTCGACCGCGCCGGCTCACGCCTGATGGCTGAAGAGTACAGGACCGCCCCCGACGCAGCCATTGCGGAGGAGCAGGAGCGCCGGCGGGCCGCACAGCGCCAGCTCGTCAAGGCCCACAAGCGCCTGTGGAACAGCCGGGACGGCAAGATCGTCCTGGCCGACATGATGAAGGCTTTTGGGTTCAACAAGGCCAGTTACATCTACGGGGCGCCCGCGGGAGACCAGGCTTTCAGGGATGGAATGAAAGAGCCAATCCGGCACGCCGTCGCCATGCGGGACACCGAGCTGGCGGTCGTTCCCAAGACCGCACGCAAGCCCAAGGCAAAATCGGGGCTTGCAGAGCGCGGCTGATCGTTCCACATCTCGGCTGAAGCCGGGCCCAACCTCAAAGCCGCCAACCATGCCAGGACCTCGTACCTCAGCCATTGACATCTCGCAATCCGACAAGGACCCCACCAAAGACGTTGAGCCGGATATTCCGGAGGCCCTGAAGAAGTCGATGTCCAAGCCCAAGCGGCCCCCGGACTACGTGGCCATCGCAGGGGAGGACGATACCGACACCCCGGCCGTGGAGGTGAAGAAAAAGACCAGGCTGCGGGACGTGCGCCCCTTCTTCAAAAAGCTGGATGGGGTGCTGAAGGCTGGCCTCTACCGCACCGAGATCAGGATGGTGCCGGTCAGGACCACCAAGACGGTGAATGGCGAGAAGGTGACGGAGGAGCGCCAGGAGGAGAAAGAGGTGAAGGTGAAAATTGCCTTCACCATCGGAGACGATGGGCTGCCGTACCTCAACGGAGCCGTGACCCGCCAACTCGCGGATGAGTACCGGGGCAAGACCTACGAGGATGCCCCGGAGATGAACAAGACATTCGGCGACCTGTGGCCAGAATTCGTGGAGTGGCTCTATCTCAACCATCCCTACGACGCCACGGTTCGCTATTTTGGCCGGAACACCCACCTGAACGTCAATCCCCACTGATGTTCCAGGGACTCCGCAGGCTGTCCGGCGCCATCTGGCGAAAAACGTGGTGGGCCAAGATCAAGGCGCTGGAGACGCAGCTCGATTCCCTGAATCGACAGATGGACCACGCGCGCGGCGCCAATACCCAGATGGCGGAACATAGCCGCGAGGCCGAGATGCGAGCCGCCTGGTCAAGGCTCACCCAGCAGGAGGAAAGGGAGCGCAATAGGAATCTGCCGGGCTATGTCGCCCTGCGGGACGATGAGAGGTTCCATTAAGCACCGCTTCCATCGCAATCGCGACCACCGCCCTGGAACGCTACCGACTGGCCTATGACTTTCTTCACCGCCGCGCCCAAAATGGGGACTACGCAGCGCAGCAGTTCATCCATACCCTCCCCAAATCGCTCACATGAAAAACCTCACCTACCTCTTCTCTCTTCTTTTTCTGCCCCTCTTCGGCATGGGCGTTGACTCCGGAGGCGGCGGTGGCGAAGGCGGCGGAGACAAGGGGGGTGGCGGCGGCGGAGCCGGGGATGGCGGCGACAAGGGCGGCGGCGGGGGAAGCGGGAACGCATTCGACATCCGGCAGCACATTGACGACGCCGGTTCATTCAAGCCGGGCTGGCACACCGCGGCCGGCGTGTCGGAGGCCGTGGCCAAGAAGTTCAGCCGCCCCGAGGCACTCGCCAAGAGCTACGAGAGCCTGGAGCGTCAGATCGGAGCCAAAGGCATCATCCCGCCAGGACCCAACGCCACCCAGGCGGAGCGCGATGCCTTCTACGTGGCGCTCGGCCGGCCCGAGAAGGCTGACGGATACGGCCTCACCACCAAGCCCGATAAGATCGGGGACCGCGCCGTACCGGCGGAAGCGTGGGACCAGGCCCGCGCCGCCAAGTGGCAGGACTCGCTTTTCAAGCTCGGTGTCCCCAAGGAGACGGCTCTCGCCATCGTCAACCAGGCAACCCTGGAAGCGATGGATGGGATGGACGCCTTCAGGACGCAATCCGAGGCCCACCTGAAAGCATCCAAGGATGCGCTGGCGAAGGAGTGGGGGACCGACTACGACACCAACATGGCCGACGCCCGCCGGGCCGCAGAGAAGTTTGGAGGAAAGGCGCTCATTGACCACCCCGGCCTGGGCAACGATCCGGTGATGATCCGCGCCCTGGCCGCCGTGGGGAAACAGATGGTCGAGCGTCCCGGCGCCGGGGCTCGTGAGACTGGCGGCAGCGGGAAGATGAACGCGGCCGAGGCTCGCGCCGAAGGGCGCCGTCTTACCCAGGAGATCGCGACCCGCACCAAGGCGGACAGGCAGTTTCCTGCCAGCGAAGAAGGCCGCGCGATGGCGGCTCGGAAAACCGAGCTGTTCAAAACAGCCTTCCCCGAAGGCTGAAATTCACCATCTGGGCGGATGCGCCGCCACGCAGCGTTGACGGGAACTGAAACCCTAAGGCAATCCGTCGCGCCGGGGTAATAAATAGGATCAGGGACTGAAGGCTCAACCCCTCCCTGTTGTGGGCCTCCCGGCCGGGTTGAACCGGCATGGTGATTTTATTCTTGCGCTCAAGGTCGGTGAACATCATTCGGTGTTCTCGTTGAGCGCACGAGGAGAACACCCGCGAGGGTGCCCTGGGAAGCGGCTTCCTGACGAGTAGAGCCCCCGCGAGGGGACAACTCAGGAACTCGGCTGAAACGTCAGCGTTTCATCCCACCCCGGCGATACGTCGCCGCTTCTACCCATGTCCCTCCAAATCACGACCGCCTTCGTCGAAGAGTATTCGGCAATGGTGGAGTATCTCGGGCAGCAGACCTCCAGCCGCCTGGCCTCGCGCGTTCGCGTCGAGTCCCAGAAGGGCAAGAGCCGCTTCTACGAGCAGATCGGGCCGGCGACCGCGATTCGCGTCACCAGCCGCCACATGGACACGCCCCGCCTGGACACGAACCACCAGCGGCGTGCCACGTACCTCAACAACTACGTCGCCAGCGACCTCATCGACCAGCTCGACGAGGTGGAGCTGCTGATCGACGCCCAGAGTGCCTATTCCAACAACTTCGCGATGGCCTTCGAGCGCGCGAAGGACCTGGAGATCATCACGGCGGCCACGGGCACGGCCTACGCCGACACCGGCGGCGGCAACGGCATCGTCAGCCCGGTCACGCTGCCCGGCGCGCAGCAGATCGCGGTCAACTTCGTCCAGGGTGGCGGCACGGGAGCCAATTCCGGCCTCACGCTGGCGAAACTCATCCAGGCCAAGTCCCTCTTGGCCCGGGCCGAATATCCGGAGGGCACGAAGATCGTCTTCGCCTACCGCCAGCAGCAGCTCGACAACCTGCTGCTCAACGTCCAGCAGGTCTCGGACATCCACTACGCGCCGGTCAAGGCGCTGGTTGCCGGAGAGGTCAATTACTTCCTCGGGATGGATTTCGTCCGCACCCAGCTCCTCAGCTCCTCGATCCCCGGCGGTGGCACCGGCGGAGACACCGTCACCACGAACATCGCTTTCGTGGAGACCGGCCTCCTCCTCGCCATCGGCCAGGACAAGAAGGGCCGCATCAGCGAGCGGGCCGACAAGAACTACTCCGTCCAGGTGTTCTACTCCATGTCCATTGGAGCCACCCGGATGCAGGAGCCCTACGTCGTCTCGATCTCCTGCGACGAGTCCACCACGAGCTAACCAAAACGCCAGTCAACTAAGGAACTTACTACAATGGCCATTTGGAACACTCCTCTCTACACGAGCCAGGTCCCGCAGGCTGGGCAGTCCCAGGCTGTGGGCTACCAGCTCGCCAAGGCATCCCGCGGCGCCCTTCGCATCGCGGAATGCCTCTACGTCATCAGCGCAGGCGCTACCGAGGCCGCCAACGACCTCATTTACCTGTCGCTCCAGTACCAGGGCGAGCGGCTCATTCCCTCCTACAGCAGGGTGGTTTTCCAGAACCCTGGCACCACCCTCACGCTGGAGGTGGGAGACTCGGTGACCGCCAACCGCTACACCGGCACCCTCACGCTCTCGAACACGGCCTCCGCGCTGAACTTCGACAGCTCCCCGGGCGCCAGCAGCGGCGCGGCCACCTATAACCCCGCCGACATCACGGTTCCGGCATATTCCGCGGCCAACCCTCCGCAGAACATCCCGCCTCCGACCACGGTGGACCAGACCATCATCATCGCGAAGATTCTCTCCGCGGGGACGCTGACCGCCGGCGCCAAGATACTGTTTCTCTTGGGCTTCGTGGCCAACTGATCCGCGCCTGAACAGTTCTCTGGGGGCTCCGTGGTTGGCGGCTTCCAGTTTGTGGGAGGGCGGGGTGTCCACACTGGACGCTCCGCCCTCTTTCACATAAACCACCATCCACATGCCCCGCATCTCGGACGCCGACATCTGCAACCTGGCGCTTGACCAGATCGGACAGACGAACATTTCGAGCCTGACGGACGGCTCCCTGGCGGCGTCGAAGTGCGCCCGAAATTTCAACCAGATGGTCAGGAACGTGCTCAATAGCGGCCGGTGGAAGTCCGCCCGGCACAAGATTCAGTTGGCGCAGCGACAGGGCCTGGTGGACCCAGCGACGATTCCGGCCTTCCCTGGCCCGGACAATCCGAATTACCCCTACCCCTACCAATTCGTTGGGGGTTGGCCGCCGGGAAACACCAACTACACGATCAGCGACGACGGGCCGGGTGGCGGCAACGTCTCCGCCGGGATGTACGGCAGCCCGCAGATGCCGTACCCCTTCCAACTCCCGGTCGATTACATCCGTCTGGTGAGGTTCAACGACGTGGATTCGACCGTGACATCCTATCCCTTTTGGGAGGTCCGAGGCGATGTGATCTGGACCAATCAGACCAAGGCTTTTCTGGAATACGTGCGCGACGTCACGATCCCGGCCACGGGCGCCACCAATCCGCCCGGCCTGGGCGTTCTTGATCCCGCTCTTGTGGAGGTCATCATCAAGGGGCTGGCCGCGCGCCTGGCCTGGGTATTCCAGCAATCCCAGAAGCTCCAGACCCAGCTCGTCCAGGAATACGACCTGATGCTACGCCGGGCCCTGGCCATCGACTCGCGCAGCGAGAAGGTGGCCCTCCGCAGCCCCTATATCGACTCCTCCTGGATTCGCGCCAGGTGGACGTCCACCTTCAACTGAGGTGTATAAAAGCCAAAATAACTTCACCGCGGGCGAGTGGAGTCCGTTCCTCGACGGCCGGGCGGACCTCCAGAAGTACGATAGCGCCTGTCTGACCCTCCAGAACTTCCGGCCGCTGCCGTGGGGAGGGGCGACCTTGCGGCCGGGCACGGAGTACGTGGGCCAATGCAAGTTCGCCAACAAGCCTTCTCGCCTGATTCCCTTCAACTACTCGACCACCCTCTCCTATATCATCGAGGCAGGGGATTACTATTTCCGATTCTGGAACAGCAACGGTAAGCCGGTCAATGTGACCACGGCCCCGGCCATCGCGGCATCGACAGCCTACGCCATAGGAGCCTACACGCAGGACACCGGGAATAACGCGGTGTATTATTGCATCCTTGGGTTCACCACCAGCGGGACCCCCGCCCAGCCGAGCGCCGATCCGACTCACTGGGTTCAACAGAACATCATGGAGATTCCCACGGTGTTCCCGTACCAATCCCTGTTCAGCGTCCAGTTTCGTCAGCTCAACGACGAGATGCGGATGGTGAACCCAAGCTACCCGCCCCAGACGCTGACCTTCTCTGGGCCCACGGCCTGGTCGATCCAGCCCACGCAATGGAAGTATCCGGTGCTCCTCGACCAGAATGCGGTGCAGTCTGTGGTGATGGCGGCGGGAGCCACCTCTGGGTCCACAACATTGACCGCCAGCGCCCCGGCCTGGGTCACGGACCTTTATTACCCGATGTACACAGCGGTCGAGAACGCCGGCGTTATCTACACGGCCACGTCGTCATTCACCTCCGGGGCGAGCTTCGCCGCCGACCTGGCCGCGGGCCTATGGGCTCCCGCTGGCATATTCCAGGCCGGTCACGTCGGTTCGATGTGGGAACTTCAGCAGCTCCGGGAGGCGGCCAGCGAGCTGATCGACCTCAATAACCAGACGGTCGGAGTGACCGCGTACTCGGGCACCATCGAGATCGAGGGGGATTGGACGTTCACCACTTCCCAATTCTGGTGGGGCGATGTCCAGGTCCAGCGCAGTATTGACGGCGGCACCACCTGGACGGTGATCCGGGATTTCCAGGCGGCCTCGGACCAGAACTATTCGACCAGCGGGACCGAGAACCCGCCAGACATCGGATTTCCTCCAGTCCTTTATCGGATCGCCTACACCATGTCTGGGGCGCCATTCGACTCCGCAATCTGGACCGGCGTGCCGCCGACCCAATACGCCTACGCCAACGCGGCCCTGGAGAGCGAGGACGCCTATATCGCCGGGCTTTTCCTGGTTACCGGGTATGTGAGCGCCACGGAGGTGAACGTCGATGTCATCATCCCGCCGCAGGACACGACCACGAGTTATCTCTGGAGCGAGGGTGCCTTTTCGGATTACCGGGGCTATCCTCAATGCATCGGGTTCTATGAGCAGCGCATCCTGTATTCTGGCACGCTTTACCTGCCCAACACCGTCTGGGGCTCGGTGACCTCCGACTTCGACAACTTCCAATACAGCTCCGACGATGACGGGGCGCTATCCTTCCAGCCGGCCGTCGCCCAACAGAATCAAGCCTGCTGGCTGGCATCGCTGCTTCGCATCCACCTGGGAACCGCCGGCGAGGAGATCATCATGGCCTCCGGCGATTTGGACGAGGCCCTCACTCCCTCCAATGTCACCATGCGGGCGCAGAGCTATTACGGCAGCTCGGCCATCCAGCCCATGCTGCTTCAAAATTCCATCCTGTTTGTGGAGCGCAACGGCCTGCGTGTTCGGGAAATGAGGGAGCTGTCCCCGTACATCGTGCCGACCGATTTCATCGCCCCGGACCTAACGCTTCTTTCCCAGCACATCACCGAGCCCGGACTCGTTTACATGGACTTCGGCAGGCTCCCGGACCCGCTGGCGTATTTTGTCCGCGGTGATGGGGTCATGCCGGTTATGACCTACAACCGCGAACAGAACATCGTGGCGTGGGCCAGATACGTCACGCAGGGAAAGTTCGAGAGCGTGGCTGTGATTTACGGCGCTGGGGCCGACGAGGTTTGGGTGACCGTCAATCGCCCGTTTGGCGATGACGGCGCTCCGATTCGCTACATCGAATCGTTCACAAACGACTTCTCCGAAGGCAACAGCTCCACCATACCGCTCAACTGCGCGCTGGACTGCGCCTTTTCCGGTTATGCCGTGGAGCCTCCGCAAAATTCCATCGGCGGATTCGGATACATTGCTGGCCAGACGGTCACGGCGGTGGTGGACGGGGCCGAGTACGCCGGGATCGTGGTCGGTGACGATGGGACGGTCACCCTCCCGCCGCTGGTCACGGGGAGCACCTGGACGGTGGGGGTTCCGTACACCGCCCTCCTGACCCCGATGAAGCCGGAGATGCAGGGCCAGGACGGAAGCAGCCAGGGACGGCAGCGCAGGATTAGTGAGATCGTGGTCCGCTTCAGGAACACTATGACTATCGATTTCGGCTACGACCCCGAGCAAGCGGTGTGGCAAACCCTGCAATTCCGATCCCCCAACGACACGGTTGGCCAGAACAGTCAGTACATTGCGGCCACGACCCATCCCAACGGGGTAATCGACGTACCGCTGCCCGGGCCGTTCCCTGGAGGCAACGACTTCTCCGGCCAATTCAATATCCGGGTGTCCCACGCCTTCAACGCGACCATCCTTGGCATCTTTACAAAGTTCGAGGTATTGAAAGACTGAGCCCCGTGACAGTCTCTACCCCACGCTTCGAGTGCCGCAGCTTCAAGGCTGACGATTACCCCATGCTGCAAGGCTGGTGGCGGGGGCACGGCGTCCTGGACGTGCCGCCGGGATACCTGCCCAAGTGTGGAATCGTGGTCGAGGCGGACGGCGTTCCCGCAGCCTGCGGCTGGCTCTACCTGGACAACTCTTGCGCCATGTGCTGGCTGGCCTGGGTTACCACCAGGCCGAAACTGAGGCCCAGGGCCGGCCTGCGGGCGCTTCAGCATCTGCTGGCCGCCGCGGAGGAAGCGGCCAAGGCGCAGCACCGATCGATCATTTTCGCGGAGGCTCCGTACAAGTCCCTGGAGCGGTTCTATGTTGCCCGCGGCTTTGTCGTGAACCATCCCACGGTCCATCTTTTCAAGGGGGTGGCGTAATGCCGGCCCTTGTCGCAGCCCTTCCCTACATAGCCGCGGGCGCTGCCGTGGCCGGCGCCGGCGTGGGGGCATATTCCAGTTATGAATCGGGTCAGCAGGAGGCGGCGCTCGCCCGGTACAACCAGGCCCAGCAGAACGCACAGAACCAATACCAGCTCTCGGCCACGGCGGCGAAATCCCTGGCGGAGCGGGACGAGAATAAAAAGATTCTGGCCCAGCAGACGGCCGCTTTCGCCGCCTCTGGGGTGGTGACCGACACCGGGAGCCCCCTGACGGTCCAGAGCCAACAGGCGAGCCTTCTGGAGCGCAGAGCCCTCAATACCGACTACGAGGGGGATATGGCCTACTTCACAGGGCAGTCGGAGGTGACGCAGGATGAATACACCGCGCAGGCGGCCACGGAAGCGGGCAATCTTGGCGCCGCGGCCACGCTGTTGCGCGGCGCCGGATCGGCCGCTGGCGCCATCTACGGGACCGGGGGTGGAGGGGGCGGCGGGGGAAATATGCTTTTCTGATGAGAGTCCCAATCGTAGGAGTGCCAGAGACGCCGACGCCGGGGCGCACATTCTCCCCGGTCAATCCCGCGTCGTACAACAAGGTCGGCGCGGCCGGCCAGGAGCTGGGGGGTGCTGTCGGCGGCCTGGGAG